TAAGCGGTATTCATCGTAGGCGTTCGTGATAAAGGCTTTCAGCATACCCATATCAGATTTAAGGGTACAGTCCAGTTCTCCCAACTCACAAATCCATGTAGTGACCGCCCTGCGCTTGCAGTCCTTATCGTAGTTGTCAATGCTCTGTCCCTCACGAAAGAACTTCGGAGACAGGGACATCTTACGAAAGAATGAAGTCTTACCGATACCCTGCTTACCTGCCAGTGTGAGTACACCATCTGCGCCGATAGGGTCTTTCGGGTCATTATGAAGCAACGCCCAACCCTGCCAGAACCACTTGTGTACAAGGGTCTTGGATAATTCGTCATCGGCAATGCCTAACGCATCGTATACCCTCTGTAAATGGTTCTTGCCGTCCCACTTGACCTGTGACAGTACATCAAGTACGGGATTGAACCTGTTACGGGTAGCGATAACAAGCAGGTAGTCAGAAATCACGGTCTGCGTCACACCCTTGTAAGTATGGATAAGGTCACTGTACAGGATAGTCGGCAGGGTAGCAAGGATATGTTCTGCACTCTCCTTGTCATCGTACCCACACACCTCAATGCTGTTCGCAATGACGTTGAACTTGACCTCAATGTTACGGGCTTTCAGTTCGGCTTCAAGGTGTTCGATACTGAACCGCTCCCGTTCATCTTTCGGCTGTGCCTGTTGCTGTGTGGGATTCTTTCTCGGTCTGCCTACTGGACGGTAGAACTCACCATTGCAGAGGACAACCGCCTTGGCTATGGTATCATGCCTGTAATCCTCACGCTCCCATTTAGGACGGTACAGGGCAGAACCACGAAACGCTGTATCAACTGCCTGTTCGTCTCCCTGTAACCAGAAAGCAAGCATATTGCAGAGTGCAAGGTCAGCACTGCTGTCATCGTTGTTATACTTGGCAATATCGCCGTTATCATACAGGGCAACAAAGGCATCGCCGTTCTTGGCTGTCCTTGCCCTTTCTAACACATCTAAACTCATAGTAGTTTGCTCCTTTCGCATATACTTATTGAAAAAATAAAGGACTTCATCGGTACAGTCCACAATCTCACTTGACCGTGAACACATATTGCCTGTAAAGGTAAAGAACCTGTTAGTGCAACCCCCGATATAACATTCAAGTTCGTTCTTGGGATTCTTGACGTAATACTTGGGGTCTATCTTCTTCTTACCGTCCTTGACCTCAATCGGCAATCTTGACGTATCCACCTTGAAAAGAATGTGGTAGCCAGTACCAGACGGGCTTATCTCACAATAGGTATTAGCGAACAGGGACAAAACCTCATTCGCAAGGGCATTATCACCGCTGTTGTGACCGTCAATGTCGATACCGCCGATACCCTCGTAGAACATCAAGCCGATACCGTCATACTGCCTTGCTGTTGCCTGTGCTGTGGGATAATCTGACCATGTGGACGGGTTATTGCTCATAGCGTTACCGCCTGTATACGGATTGACAGGGACTTTGCCACGTTCGCTGTCTTTTCTCCACACAACCCAATTAGCCTGTGCCATAAGAGACTTCATAAATCAACCCTCCAATCTTTCTTGTTTCTCTTTCTCCGCAAAATACAGTTCAAGTACGGACTTGATGAAAGTATTCTGTGTGAGATTCAGTCTTGCAGATTCTTCGGTCACCTTGTCCCAGAGGGATTTCTCCCATCTGGTAGACTTGGTGACCATAACTTTCTTCTCTAACTTCTTCATTACTTCTTACCTGCCTTTCTTGCTTCACGCTTTGCCTTGGCTTCTGCCTTTTCACGCTCCTTGGCTTCACGCTTCTGCTTCTCCACAAAATCAATGTGGCAGATAGCAATTTCAAGTTCACGAATCTGGTCGCTCTCCATGTCCTTGCCCTGCACATACCTCATAAACAGGGTAGCGTCCTGTAAAGAATTGAAGCAAGCAACGGGAGTGTAAGTGCGCTCGCCAGTCTCGCTCATGTCGTAGTACACCTCGTACTGGTTTTCGGGTTTGTAGTAAGCCTTTTTGATGAACATAATAGTTCTCCTTTCTGTAAAATAATATTTTGGCTTCGTAGGTTCTCCCTACGTCTATTATATTACACCATTTTCGGTTACTTGTCAACCCCTTTTGGTGAAAAAGTTTTGAGATAAAAAAAGTACCCCCACGGCGCAAGGCTCGTGAGGATACCTTTGTATGTTAGATACGCCACTCAATCTGCGCTGTCCAGCCCATAAGCCCACCCTCATTGACGGGGTCTGCCTGTAGTTGAAAACGCTCTGTAGTGCCGTGCTTTCGCATCGAACTGTACTTCTTGACTTGGTATCGTGTGGACGAACCTGCTTTCTGATAATACAGTCCACCGTTGTACTCAACCCAACCGTCACCGAACTGTACATAAGATACGCCGTCACGCTCAAAGGCAGTAACCATGTAGTCACCCTCAACCCACTCATAACCGCCGTATCCATCGTCACGCTTAATGTCCACGGCAAAGGACTGGTCAACGGGTTCGGGTTCAACCTGTGTCACCTTGGTAATCTCAAACACGGCTTCTTTTCTGCCCTGTCTGACCGTAGGCACACCACACTTACCTTTGTAGGTGGCAAGCACTGTACCGTCAAGTGCGTGTTTCTCAACCTCGACAATATCATCGGGCTTGATAATGGTATCCTGTCCGAAATAAATCTTGCCGTACATGATAACAGGCAGTTTGGCACTTGCTATGGTCTGCGAACTTGCAGGGTTATCAGCCTGTGTGATTGACAGGTGACAAGGTACGTTCTCTGCCCTTGGAGTATACCCCTCATGGTCACTGATGGATAAGATAAGGTCATTGTCAAACGCTGTGAGAGCCGTTGCAAGGCTTTCAAATGGGATAGCCATATTACCACCCCCCACACGTTCTTAAACGTCTGTATCGTCTCATATAAGGCTTGTAGTCCTTAATATCAGTGCTGTACTTGGTATCGGCAAAGGTAACAGAGCCGTCACCCTCACTCATTGAAGAAATGTGTGGGGTAGTTGCCTTGCTCCACTGCTGTGTAAAGCCTGTGGCAATCGGGATAATGACAGAATAGACGGTATCATCGTCAATGTTCTGGTCACTGTCCAACTGACCATACAGACATACTTCTGCATTGAATACGGACATTGCCCTGTTCACATTCAGTTCAATGATATTGTAGTTGGTGTTGTAGTCAAGCCCACACAAATCAGCAACGGCAGAACAGGCAATAGCGGACTGCTCTTCACTTAATTTATAAGAATAGAACTCCATGCTGTTCTCCTTTCTTCAAATATGGGGACGGCAGTCTGTACCACCGCCCCCGTGTGTGTGGGTTATATTACTTCGTAGTGTACTCGATAACGGCAATCTTGGTCATATCCTCAATCGCACATACATAGTGTTCATCGGCACTGATGGTAGTGGTCTTGGCAAGGATATTTCTTGCAGTCTCAACGGTAACGTCACGCTTGATGAAAGCAGTGATAGCGTTCGGCTTCATAACGATAGCCTTGTGTGTCTTACCGCTTGCAGGGTTCAGTTTGTTGGAGATAACAACCTCACAACCTGCGATACGTCCAACCACACCGCTTGCCATCATAGCAACGCCAGTATCGCTGTACTTGTCAACGAAACGGGTATCCTTGCGGAGGTCTTTAATGCCCTGTGCATCGACAAGCAGAACCTTGTCACCGCCCTGCTCTTCATCACTGAACAGGTCAAGGGCTTCACACACAACGTCATATCCCAGAGCGTTAGCGTCACTGGATACGAACTGTGCGCCCTCGGTAGCAGAGGTAATACCCTTGAGAAGTGCGATACCGTCATTGTCAACCTTGTCAGCAATGGCAAGTTTCAACTGACGGACTGCTTCACCCTTGGGGTCACCGTAACCAGAAAGCAGGGCTTCGTCAGTCAGTTCGACATTCTTGACCGCTTTCTTGACAGTGTACTCCTTGTCGGCAGATGCGGTCATCTGGGTAACAGTACCCTCAACGCCCTCGGCAAGGTCATCGGCAGAACCGATATAAGCCCACTGCGGTACAGTGATAGTGTTACCTGCCTTGCCCGTAAGAGTGCGGTCAACCTTGTACAGTTTGGATACCTGCAAAGCGTTAGGCAGTTCGGCAGAAATCATATCTGCCATAACCTGCGGATTGATGATGTTACTAAGTGTAGTCATACTCATAATTAGTATTCTCCTTTCAATTTCTCATAAAGAGGTCTGTTTGTGTTATACAGATTCACACGTTCGTCATAAGACATCTGTGCGAACTGCTCTTTGGTAATCGGGTCAATCTTCACTGTGCTACGCTTCGGAGTATTCTTGGCAAGTGCTTTCTTGACCGCTTCGGTTACAATGCCCTGTAAAGCCTGTTTAACGGCTTCTGACGGGTTCTTAATGGCATTGATGATAGTTTCATCGTCTACCACATTTTCGTCCGTCTCTGGGGCTTCTGCGCCGTCCTGTGGGTCATCAATGACCACACCATCGGCAAGTTCGTCAACCAGACTGTTGTTGTTGGTATTTTCGTCCATTGTCCTACTCTCCTTTCTTCACAGAATGTAGAATCTTCTGCACATCGTCTCTGATTTCTGGTAACAGTTTTGACATAGCATCAATGACGCTGTACAGTTTTTCTTCTCGCACTTCGTTGTACTTCTGCTGTCTCATGTACTGCCATACAAACAGTCCACACACCACAACAGTCATACCGTAGTTTGCGACAAGTTTTGTAATCTCAACCATAAGAGCCTGTCCCCCTTTCTGTTTACTCGGTCACTTCATTACTTTCGCCCATAATGAAGTTGCGTGTGAACACGGGGACAACCTCGGTATACGCCATGTTATCACCTGTGAGGGACAGAACCTTGTACAGTAATTCAACCTTGCGCTGAATACCACGGGTCACAATCCTCTCAATACGGCTTGCTTGAATTTCAGTCTTTGTCAGTCTGAACTTCATTGCTTCACCGCTCACGCTCAAACCTGTAATATCTTGCATATCGGGTACATTACCCAATTCAAGAATCATGGTTCGCAAATCGTCCTGCATCGTCTTTACTCGGTCATTGTCTGCCTGTTTGGTCAGCCAATATGCCTTGCTGTCAGCATCGGTAAGCAGAACACGGTTCGCTTTCATTTCTGCAATATCTTCGGGAGTAGTACCCTGCATACCTTCAAGTACAAGGTAACTGTCAACGAAACTCTCCCAATCGTTTACGCTGTCGGATACAACCTTGTTCAGCGCATCTTGCAGAGGGATAATCTGTTCAAAGTTGCCCTGCATATCCTGTCCGTTCGGGTAGAATACAACGGGTACGTCACCGAAATGGTGTTCACTCTGTTCAGATACCGCCGTCAGTCCAGATACCGCACTGTCACATACAAAGTCCTGTGTGTGGGTATCATCGTAGACCGTAACCAGATAACCGCCAATCGGGTCTGGACGCTTCACGATACGGACGAACCCTGTAATATCACTTTGCAGGTCATCGTTCATAAAGATAATGCACTCGGCAGGGTCAAGGTTATTATACCTCACATCACCGTTCTCGTCAGTGTAGAACAGTTCGCAAGCAAACCCACACACCACCATATCATGCACAACGTCCTGTGTCTCTGCTCCATCGTCATTATAGGCAAGTGCCTTTTCAATGGCTTCTGGGGCATCGTAGGTCACGGGTACGCCCACAACGTAGGCTGTAATGAAGTCCGCAATATCCTTGCAGTAGTTGACCACAATTCTATTGTTCGGCTTCGTGCTATCCTCATAATGACGTAAGAGAATATCATGCTTGCCCTCGTAGTAGTCTTGCAGGTGACCGATACGGACGTTTTCTTTTTCTTTGTCTTGGATAGCCTTGATAATCGTAGGCGTATCCAGTGCCTTTGCACCGTATACAATCATAGACTTAACGCTCCTTTCGGTATAGATTTCAGTCCCTTGTTCTTTCTCCACGGTTCAATACCGTAACGCAATGCGGCGATACAGTCATCATTGATGGTAACGGGACTGTCTGTGTACTCACCTGTTACTGTGTCCATAATCCATCGGTACTGCCCGATTTCTTTCAGCAGGTTCACACACCTGCCATCAATGAATAGCCGTCTATCTTTTAACCAGTCAATCTGTGCCTTGACGCTGTTCTTCTCTTTCTCAACGGGTAAGGCAAGGTAACCACCTGCCCTAAACTCTTTGATACTTGCAGGTTCGGCAGAATCGCAATACATCGGGATTCTCTTTGGTATCCTGTACCTTGATAACTCCCTCAATATCTCGGTCTTGGTCATGTTGTGGCATACACACTCACGGAGAACGTATATATCGCCGTCCCTCTCGCCTAATAGCAGGGTAGCGTGTGCATGGTTGAAACCAAAGTCCGTACCGATTGACAGGTTCTCAAATTCTTTGTCAGAGTAGTTACCGATAGTCCAGTTCTCAAATACAAGCCCCTCGGTAACGCCCCACTCACCTAAAGCGTATATCTTGTACCCCTGTGGGTCAGTCAGTTTTCTACGCTCCATGCGCTCTGCATACTGTGGGTCAATGAATTTATTGTCAAGGTACGTTGTATGGCATCGGTATATGTTCGGGTCTGTACTGTCCCAAAAAACGGACTTAATCCAATGGGTAGCACTCACGGGATTGAATGTCATCGTAATCTGGTAGTACAGGTTTTCGGGTAGTTCGCCACGGAGACGGTCATCTATAATGTCAACGTCCGTCTGCCTTAACTCTGTGGCTTCTTCTATCCACACCCAACACAACTTACCGCTCTTGCAGGTGATTGACTTCAAACGCTCTAATGCACGTTGGTCATTGCACCCTCTAAAGTATATCACACTGTCCGTGTATTTGTTACGCATGGTCAGATTAGAAGTCCTAACCTCCCATATATCACGGACACCTAATGCAGTGATAGCCTTGTCCAGTTCGGCAAAGGTGGACTGTGCGTGTGAATGTTCACTTGCACGAACCACAAGCAGGTTAGCACCGTAGTTCATCGGGTTTGATAACTTGGCTATGTAGTCCATTGCCACGTTGGTACTCTTGCCCGAACCTGCTCCACCCATCACCAGTTTATAACGGCATCGGTTCTCGTTGCACTCTTTGAAAGCCTTGTTTAATACAATCTCACTCATAGCGCACCGTCACCGTCAATTCACTCGGTACTTCTTGTGCAAGGTCAGCGATACGGCTGTATTCAAGCACCGTCTTTACCGCCTGTACCTGCGTACCGTACAAAGCAGGGTCATTACTGCGGATAATCTCACCCAACTTTGAAATGCTGTCGGGTAGCAGTCCTTTCAGTCTGTCCACACAACACAACGCCAGTGCGTGACTGAACTCTGCTTCGTTCTTCAACTTTGCTATGTAATCCTTGCCCAATCCGCTAATCTTGGACGCTGTCTCATTGTCTGCGCCCTCTGCTATAGCCTTGATAGCAAGTTGCTGTTTTTCAGTAAGCATTGACTGTCTCCTTTCTTCAAAATTCAGTGCCATAATACCGAAATACCGATGGGACAACCTCACCATTTCTTCGGTGTGCTTGGGCTGTCCAATCGGCATCACGGGCGAAAGGAGGTGAAAATAAGTCTCTTATGGCTCTAACAGATGAAGGTGGCAACTCTCCCTCTGTTCTCCTTCATTATAGCACCTTTAATGGTTAATGTCAAGCACTTTACCCAGAATCACCGTAAAAATATCGTTGCTGTGCTTGTCGGTACGCTGTCCCAATCTACCACATAGAACTTTGCATTGTCAGTGTACCTTGCCTTGACTTCATGCTCCCAGATATACTTGTACAGGTCATAGGTGCGGACATAACCGATTCTTGCCATGCCCTCATGGATATACGCCTGTACAGTCCAGTAAGGATAGATGAAATCATGCAAGAGTGCCACACTGCGCTTCTCATACTCTGTGGTAGCACCGTTGGTCTTGCTTGCCCTCACGGTAAAGGTTATCCAACAATGACCATGCTGTATACGGCTTGCAATCCCTCTGACACCATCGGCAGTGACAAGCAGGTAATCTATCCCACACCGCATATCAAGCACCTGTGCCAGTTCTCCTGTACCTTCTACGCTGATAATCTGACCGCCCATCATTTTCTGTAACTGCGGACGGATATACTCAAAATCTGTAATCGTCTGTTTGAAATCGTCTGTAAACATAATAATTTGCTCCTTTCGTCTTATGTGGTACAGGTGGTACGGTACGGACAGGTGTTTTCTAAACCCTATAGAAATAAAATAAATATTATTATTTATTTTTTATTTTCTGCTTTTAAAGGATTATCTGTACCATCTGTACCAATAGCCCCGAAACCCTTGATTTTACGGGCTTTTTACTGGTACAGATACCTCAAAATCATCTGTACCAATCCGTACCCATCTGTACCACTTTTGCTGTTTTCGAGTTTTGCGGACATGGTTTTCAGTCCATTCATAAAAGCGGTACAGAGGACAGGTGTGTGCGTGTGGGTAGTTAGTCACGACTTATCTGTACCATCTGTACCACTTTTTCTGATTAGTAGGTGTATTTCATTCTGACTTTCGGCAGTCTGCGATAACGTCCACGCTTGCCGTCAACCGTTGCTCTCTCCTGCTCCACGCCCATCTTATCAAGTACCATTGAAATCTGTTTTGCGGAGAACTTGCGGAGACTGTCATTCTGTGTGATGAAATCGGATACCGTCATAAGAACCATGTCCACATCATCACGGGCAAGCAGGTCACGGACTTCTTCTTCACCGTTCATAGCCTTTTCACACTGACTGTTACGGTCAGCAAGTGCGTTCTGCTCTGCCTTGGTCAGTCTGAACCCTTGCAGGTTCTTCTTTGCGTCCTGCTCCCATACCTGCGCCCACACTTGGTAAGCATCTACGGCATTAAGAGCATCAAGGTCGATATTCTCCACGGGTACAGTCCAGAAACGTCTATTGCCTGTCGGGTCAATCAAGAACTGCGTACCGTTGACGGTAGCACCCAGATTAGTACGCCTTGCGTTCTGTTCGTCAACCCTGCCATAAGGTAAGCGGTATTCATCGTAGGCGTTCGTGATAAAGGCTTTCAGCATACCCATATCAGATTTAAGGGTACAGTCCAGTTCTCCCAACTCACAAATCCATGTAGTGACCGCCCTGCGCTTGCAGTCCTTGTCGTAGTTGTCAATGCTCGGTCCCTCACG